ATCCCCATTACAAAAGGCAAGGTCGAGACCGCCAAGAAGGTCGTTATCTACGGACCGGAAGGCATAGGCAAGTCAACTCTGGCTTCATGCTTCCCTGATCCCGTATTCATCGACACGGAAGGCTCGACAAAGGAACTGGATGTTGCCAGATACCCGACACCGGGATCTTGGGCGGACATCATCAACTGTGTTAAGGACTGCGCACAGAACGCACCGTGCAGGACGATCGTCATCGACACGGCTGACTGGGCAGAGATGCTCTGCATCAAGTACACGTGTGCGAAGTGCAACGTCAACGGCATTGAGGACGTGGGATATGGCAAAGGCTATGTCTATCTCTCGGAATACTTCAACGAACTCCTGAAGGCATGTGACAAGTGCATCGCTGCAGGGATCAACGTGGTCTTCACGGCACACGCGTTCATGAGGAAGTTTGAGCAGCCTGACGAGATGGGCGCTTATGACCGCTGGGAGATGAAGCTCACCAAGAAGGACGCGCCTATGCTCAAGGAGTGGGCTGACATGGTCTTGTTCTGCAACTACAAGACCAACGTCATCACGGATCAGGCAACGAAGTCCAAGAAGGCAACGGGAGGATCCCGCGTAATGTATGCGGCTCACCATCCGTGCTGGGACGCAAAGAACAGGTACGGACTGCCCGACTCAATGCCTATGAGCTTTGACGAGATCGCGCATCTGTTTACCAATACTAAACAGCCCGAGCCCGACTACCGCGTTCAGCTCAGGACTTTCATCAAGGACAACGATCTCAACATGCAGGAGATCGTCAGCGCCTGCGGACTCAACAGCGAGTCCACCAACGCGGACTTTAAGGCAGCACTCGATTACGCAGAGACATTAACAGGAGGAAATTGACATGTCAGAAGCTAAATTTTTGGACTGGGATTCAGAGATCACAAAAGACACACAGGAGTTCATCCTTCTCCCGGAAGGCGACTATCCGTTTATGGTTCAGGGCTTGGAGAAGGGCCTTTATGACGGAGACTCCGAGAAGATCGGACACGGCTGTCCGATGGCCACACTCAAGATCGTGGTCAATGGCGGAGATCTCGGTCACACTTCCGTGACAGACAGGCTCTATCTCACAACGAGCATGGAATGGAAGCTCGGTTCGTTCTTCAGGTGCATCGGCCAGAAGGCTCATGGCAAGGCATACAAGATGGACTGGAACAACGTCATCGGCAAACAGGGCCTCTGCCACGTCAAGGTCAGGAACTACACCGGAAGCGATGGTCAGCCCAAGCAGACCAACCAGATCGACAAGTACCTTGAGTGCGATGCTGTGAAGGCACCGACCGCGCCCAAGAAGACCATCAAGAAGTCCGAGCCTGCAGCAGACGATCTCCCGTTCGAGGTATAAGATGGAAAAGTTTGACCATTTACAGTTATTACCATTCATTGATCCTGACGATTACGAAGTCTGGTATCAGGTGGGAATGGCACTCAAGCACGAGGGTTATTCCTGCGATGACTGGGACAGATGGTCACAGGGCTCTCCAAAATATCATCCGGGCGACTGCGAGAAGAAGTGGAACACATTCAACGAGGACACGAGCACTCCCGTCTCAGGTGCTTATATCACCATAAAGGCAAAGGAAGGCGGCTGGGAACCTAACAAAACAACAGCCGCCTCCGAGCCGCCTCGGTTTTTAGCCTGGGACGCGGTCATAGGCAAGGACACGGCACCGATCGTCAAAGACGGTTTCGTTGAAAGTGAGGCCGTGCCTGATCCGCCTAAGAACTGGGATCCCAGAGAACAGCTCAGACTTTATATTAACACCTTATTCCAGCCGAGTGACATCGTGGCGTACTGCTGCCAGTCCATCAAGAAGGAAGATGGTGAGAAGTCGAAGTGGGTGCCTGCCAACGCGGGTGTTTATTCCCAGACCGCAGCTCTGATCCTGAAGAACCTTAGCCACTACGATGACATTTCGTATGCGGTCGGAGATTACAAGAGGGAAGCAGGCGCGTGGATCCGATTTAACCCGTTTGACGGTGAGGGTGTCACCAATGCCCACGTCACCGAGTTCAGATATGCGCTTGTAGAGTGCGATGACATCGGAATCGAGAAACAGTATTCCCTGATCAAGCAGATGCAGCTCCCGGTCGCGGTGCTGGTTCACTCAGGCGGGAAGTCGCTTCATGCCATCGTCAAGGTTGATGCCCTGGACAAGGATGATTATGCCAAGAAGGTCCAGTTCCTATATCAGGCTTGTGAGAAGTCAGGGCTCAAGATCGACACGAAGAACAAGAACCCGTCAAGGCTGTCCAGGATGCCCGGTGTCGAGAGGAACGGGAAGAAGCAGTATATCGTGGCCACCAACATCGGCTGCGAGAACTGGGATAAGTGGATCGACTACATCGGTTCCCTTGACGATGACCTTCCCGAGATCCTCGACTTCTGGGACCAACTTCAGGAACCGCCTAAGCTCTCACCGGAACTCATCGGAGGGATCCTCCGTGAAGGCAATAAGATGATCATCACAGGTGAGTCCAAAGCAGGAAAGACATGTCTGTCTCAGGAGATCGCTGTCTGCATCGCAGAAGGCAAGCCGTGGCTCGGGAAGTTCCCGTGTGCACAGGGCAAGGTGCTCTATATCAACCTTGAGGTCGAAGAGGCTTCACTCTTTTATAGATTCAAATCCATCTATGATGCGAACGGCTGGGAACTGACCGAGAACTGTCGGAACATCAGGCCGTGGAACCTCCGAGGGTTTGCGGTGCCACTCGAGAAGCTCGCTGCAAAGGTAATCAGACGTTGCAAGAACACGGGACCATATAAGGCGATCATTCTGGATCCTCTTTACAAGGTCCAGCAGGGTGACGAGAACTCAGCCGAGGCCATCGCTACATTCTGCAACGCTCTCGACAGGATCGCGCACGAGACCGGTGCCGCCATCATCTACGATCACCATCATCCGAAGGGCGCTATGGGCGGCAGGAAAGTCATTGACCGTGGTTCCGGTTCTGGTGTGTTTGCACGTGACGCGGATGCCATCTGCGACCTGTCGTTCTTGGAACCCGACAAGGCCATTCTTGAGACCATAGGTCAGCAGATAGCCGATGGCGAGAAGCCGATGCAGCTCGCGTTCGTCCTGCGCGACTTCCGTGATGTGGAGCCCATCAACGTGTTCTTTAAGTTCCCAATCCATTATGCGGACACGACAGGACTTTTGAACAGCGCTGCGGTCGAGGGCTCTCCCGAGGCGAACCTCAACAAGAACCCGAACATTAAAACGGCTGCAGAGAAGAGGGAGATCATCGAGGCCGCGTTCAATGCGGTCAAGAGTCTCACACAGGACATGGAGGAAGTCGCACGGTTTTCCGAGATGGCAGAGGTCGCAGACGTGTCCTCGAAAACTCTCCGGAAGTACATCATGGAAAACCCTGTTTTCGTCATCGAAAAGTCGTTCGTTCGGAGGGTTAATTTTGATGATTAATTACTATCAAATTTCTTTGATAAAGAATGGAAGACCGACTTATAAAGGAATTACCTTCCTTTCCCTGGGAAAGAAAGGGCGCTTAAAAGCGCGCCCTTCCTTCCCTACTCAGGAGAAAGACGCGCGAGGCTACCGAGAATGATTTCAACGAAGCAATACACAGACAATTATGATCGGTGGACGGAACAGCTCAGGAAGAGTGCCGAGATGCTTATGGCATCTTCCGAGTGCAGGAAGGTCCTCATCAAGAATGTGGACAGTGCTGATCCTCTCGACCTGCTTCAAGAAGCGGTCAACTGTATCTACGATCTGACGGGAGACAGGTGCTTTTTGAAGGAAGTCACTGAGGGGATAGAAAGGAGAAGACATGAAACAGATGTACTGGGTGAAGGTCAACGGTGAACGCTACTGCGCGTTCGACAACATCAAGGATGCGCGGTACATGATCGAATACCTCAAGGCCCGTGGCAATACTGACGAACTCACCATCGAGGCTGAGCCCGGAAAGGACAACAAATGAAAGACAGATTCTTTTTGCACTTTGTGACCATGCCGAAAGGAACCGCGCAGCAGAAGCGGTACAACGGCAGGACTCACACCTACTTCAAGGATAAGAAGCTCATGGCAACCGAGCAGGAGTTCTTTGTGGCACTCAAGCCTCACGCACCGAGGATCCCGTCAGAGCTCCCGATCGAACTCCACGTCTGGTTCTACTTTGACGTCAAGGACAAGTCCAAGTGGGGAAAGCCCAAGACCTCAAAGCCGGATGTCGATAATTTTTCCAAAGCCTTTATTGATCAGATGACAAAGACGGGGTTTTGGAACGATGACTCGCAGATAACGGATCTCCATCTGGAAAAGTTCTACGCGGAGAAGGCCGCCATCGTGGTCGAGTGGAAGGAGGTCCAGAATGAGTAAGCTCACAGACAGGGAATGGGAAGCTCACATCTGGCTCGCGAGAATGTGGGACAAGGACAACGAGATCGAGTCCTACGAGAAGAGAAAGGCTGACATCATATCCCAGCTCTCCGGGATCGGGAAGTATGACTCGGAATCCATTCCTGGCAATAATGGCGAGAACCCGACCGAGACCAAAAACATCGAATACTCGATGCTCTGCGAAAAGATCGAGAAGCTCGTTGGCGAGATCTCACGCGAGAACGTCAGGACGCACTTTGTCCTGGAAAAGGTTAACGACACCATGATGCGGAACATGCTCTACGACCGTTACGTCAACCGGATGAGCTGGAACCTGATCGGACAGAAGTACAACTACGCACAGCGCCAGCCGTACAACTATTTGCACAAGTGTCTCAATGCGGTCCGTGAGTACATTCCGGACGAATGGATCCGGGAGGTGATGTGATGGACACCTTGATCGCGTTCTTTGTGGGAATGTTTGCAGGAATGGCGGTCGGCATCTTCTTTTTCGCAGCCATCATCGCTTCCAGGGATGCTGACGAACGAACCAAGTATATTAACGAAAGGAGTCACGAAGATGAGTAATCACTTTGACGAAAAAGGAAACTATATCAATTCCGAGAACCTTACGCTCAGGCAGATCTACGAAAGAGGGTTTGACGAAGGATTCAAGAAGGGTTACATCGAAGGAGCACTGCACAAGGACAGCGACATTTCCAAGTTGACTGATGATCTTTACAACAAATTGATCGGAGGTGGAACATGAACAACGATTTAATCAGCCGTGAGGCTTTGAAAAAGTCAATAGAAGAATGTAAATATTGTGGCTTTTACGGCAAACTAATTGAACTTATCGACAATGCCCCGACAGTATCACCATATAAGGCTATTCACGATGAATTGCATAAAGGAGAAGAAGAATGAGATTAGGTGATTTAGATGCTTTGAAAGAAGTAATAACCGCAAATCATTATTTGCTATCATCAAGGAATAATTCTATCGACTACGGAATGTTTACCACGGGAATAATACAGGCTATCGACAATGCCCCGACAGTTGAATATCCCTTTTATCAAGAAGCATATCAAACAGGGTATGAAGAAGGAAAGAACGAAAGACCGCAAGGCAAGTGGATAGTAAAATCAAACGGGACTACTCATTACTATGCTTGCGATAAGTGCGGAAGTGCAGGAGATATTCAAGATAAGTTCTGCCGTGAGTGCGGTGCAGATATGCGAAATATAACGGAGACTCCTTCAAGTTGCACTACAACAAATCCTAATTCAGTTGAAGCATATCATCAAAGTTTGAAAGGTGGTGCGGAATGATACTTGCCGAAGACTGTAAAAAATGCAAGTACGGCATCACGGTCAAGTGCAAAAGCGGTGATGAGTATATCGCTTGCGATATGCAGAAGTGCCAAGAGGAAAAGAAAAAGAAAGGCGGCGACGGACATGAGTGATTTAATCAGTCGTGATGCTTTAAAAGAGGCAACAAAGGAATTATATAAAGAAACACCTGACGGAATTGTTAGATTTGGCATAGAAAAAGTTTATGACCTTATCGACAATGCCCCGACAGTTACAGACCATTCAGTTGAACTTGTTCAAAAGAGTATAGAACTTGGCAGGAGAGTTGGTAGAGCAGAGGAAGCATTCGAGAACCAAAGACCGCAAGGCGAGTTAGCCGAGAAGTTGAATGAGCGCATTGTCGAAAGCGTTTGTAGGTATTGCCGAATGAATAAACATTGTGAACTTTGCGAAATCAGTCGAGTGTTTCAGATTATCACGCTCACGGCGGAAGAACAGAAAGGCGGTGCGGAATGAAAGGTTGGTATATCAGAGACAGAGACGATGAAAAGGTCTATATCTGCAAATGTTGTGGTTCCCGTCAGGATGTTCCGTACAATGTTTGTCCTGACTGTGGGAACACTTCAGATAAAGAGTGCACTAAATTGCAGTAATTTTCGTGATAATCTGTATGTAGGAATTTAGGCGGTCGGGATTTTTACTTTCACGAATCACCACATCACTTTGTCAGTCGCCTATTTTCGTCCTACCTTTCAAACCCAGCGCGCCCTTGTGCTGGGTTTTTAATTGGAGGTTTACCATGCCATCACCGAACAGAGCTGATCATACCTGGGCAAAGGTTCAATACCAGAAGGCCAAGAAGATCATCTTCGCTTCTCAGACCGTCTGCGGAATCTGCGGAAGACCGGTGGACTTCGACAAGAAGTTCCCCGATCCCTGGTCCGCGACTGTCGATCACATCATTCCTCTCGTCAAGGGTGGAGATCCTGCCAACCTTGAGAACATGCAGCTCGCTCATCTGGCATGCAACCGACTCAAGAGCTCAAAACTTTTGGAGCCGCAGATAAAAGAAAAGAACGTCAGCAACAGGGACCTTCCGCTCTCGATGGATTGGTCAAGAATATAGGGGCTTATGCTCCCTACCTACTGGGTGGGTGAACTACCCCAGCCTGTTACTGTGACTATATCTACCCGCAGGGGAGGGATGGGACATGCCAGCAAACAAAGAACGAGAAAACAATATAAAGAAGTTGGTGCAGATCCGAGACCGCGAGGATAACCTTCCGGCGGTCCGCCTTCAGTCGATTCAGGCTATGCAAAAACTGATCGATCAGAACGATCCGCAGATGCAGAAAAATATCAAGGTGCTGAAAGCGCTGCGCGACAGTGACGAGACCGGGGACGGGATTCGGATCCAGGTCATTTACACCTTGCAGAAAATACTTGACCTTTTGGAAGGTGACGTCAGACCAAACCAGCCGACCTTTGAATCAATTTTCAATGAGATAAGGAGTGCAAAGAAGTGAAAGGTATAACCTACTTGCAGAAAAAGCTCGACACCAAGAGAACGCGTGTCCTTCTGCGTTACAAATACTATGAGCAGAAGAACTGCGCGCCCGATCTGGGAATCTCCACGCCGGACGGCATGAAATGGTTCACCACAGTAAACGGTTGGTGCGCAAAAGCGGTCGATAACCTCGCCGATCGTCTTCAGTTTGACAGATTCGATGAGGACAACTTCAACTTTCAGGAAATGTTCGACCAGAACAACCCTGACATTTTCTATGATGATGCCATGCTCTCCGCTCTGATCAGCTCATGCTCTTTCGTACTGGTTACGAGAGGGACAGAGACACAGGTCGGAAAGAGAATCCGCTTCCAGGTCATTGATGGTGGTAATGCCACGGGCATTATTGACGATTATACGAAGCTCCTGACCGAAGGTTATGCCGTTCTCGATCGTGATGACAAGGGTGTGGTCACGAGATGGGCTTATTGCACGCCCGGAAGGACGGAAATCTACGAGGCAGAAAAAACGGATCCGATCGCGGTGGAGACGTTCAAGTCAAACTACTGTGCGCTGGTCCCGATCATATACAAACCCGATGCAAAGAGACAGTTTGGCCACTCAAGGATCTCGAGAGCGTGCATGGACTACGCGAAGTCGGCCATGAGAACGGTCAAGAGGTCAGAGATCGCTGCGGAGTTCTATTCGTTCCCGCAGAAGTACGCGACCGGACTGTCAGCAGATGCAGACATGCTCAACTCATGGCAGGCCACGATGAGCGCGATGCTCACTTTCACGAAGGACGATGACGGAGACAGGCCGACACTTGGTCAGTTCCAGGCTGCGAGCTTCACTCCGCATCTCGAACAGCTCAAGGCGATCGCTTCCATGTTCGCAGGAGAGACGGGGCTCACTCTTGATGACCTCGGCTTCTCCACAACGAACCCGTCAAGTGCTGAAGCGATCAAGGCAGGACATGAGACATTGAGGCTGATGGCCACCAAAGCACAGAGGTGTTTCGGTGTCGGTTTCAAGAATGTCGGTTACATGGGTGCGTGCATCCGTGACGATCAGGCATACCTGAGAGAAGAGGTCTTCAACACGAAGGTCCTCTGGAAGCCGACATTTGAACCTGATGCTGCGATGCTCTCGGCAATAGGTGACGGAGTTCTCAAACTGAATCAGGCTATGGAGAACGGCGGAACGTTCATAGATGCCGAAAGAATGAGACGTATAACGGGAATTGAGTGATATGGCACTGAAATACGAAGACATCAAACAGGAATTCATGGACACGGTCAACAATGACAAGACCTGTCAGAGACTCTACAAGCAGATCAGAAGTGGCGATGCCTCGTATAAGACAGGCTCACAACTTGCAGCCAGAATCGGCGAGGATCTGGGAAAGGTCCTCAAGAAGTACGCTCCACAGACCACGGTCTATGAGTGGGACCTTGACGATCTTCTTCCAAAGTCGCTCGGGCTTGATCATTCGATGGTCGCTGAAGCCTGCAACCAGATTCAGGAAAAGATGAACAAGGATGCGGGCCTCGGTATCAAACCGAAAGAACCGAAGTTCGACTGGGACCGTGTCCAGGGCATGATCACGGAGTTGAAGGACCACGCGGACAACTTCTCCGACATCGAGAAGTCGTTCTGGGACCAGCTCGCCAACTTCTCACAGAACATCGTTGACGAGTCGATCAGAGAAAACGCGAACCTGATGTTCAGATCAGGCGTTCGGACACTGGTGGTCAGACAGCCCGAGGTGGGCGCGTGCAAGTGGTGTGAAGCTCAGGCGGGTTCCTATGACTATAACGAAGTCAGGGACACGGGCAACGATGTATGGAGGCGGCATGAGAACTGCCGATGCACCATAGATTATGTAACAGATAGAAACTCGAGCCTTTACACGGAGCGGGTTAACAACTTCAAAACGTGAGGTGATTACCATGCCAGGACATTCACGGGACAAGCCACAAGGAGGAATAAACGAAAATGAGTAGAGTCGGGAATCAGCTCCCGACTCTTTCAGTAATACTGCCGTATGAGAAGTCACACGGTGATGAA